GCCCCCATGAGGGGGCACCAAGGTGTTGTGTGCATCTGCCGGGTTCAAATCCGGTCCTACCAGATCCATATGGAGAGATCGTATGACGCGTAAATCTCGGGTCCTGGGCACTTTCATGCCAGGACAAGGACTAACCCAGTACTATCAGTCCGGCCTCCTTGCGGGGCAGGGTCTGACAGACGGGTACGCGATCACTTCCACTCAGGTGACTGAGGGAGGGGAATGGGGGTGGCATTCTCGCCGCCCCAAGACAGGAGATGTAGGTGGCGCCTTTTCTTCCACGAAAAGGACCTTTACCGGTAACGTCGTCAACTTGTCGACGCTTCGTGTCTCTGGCAATCAGAGGTGGATCTATAACGGTCCACTTTCTGTGCAGCCTGATGACTGGCCTGGTAATGAGCTGGGTCTTCCTGGCTCCAGTGACCAACTGGATGCCGCGGGAACCACAGCCATTGCTCGGACCATACCTACAGCACCTGCCGCTGATGTGTCCGTCATGCTTGCGGAGATCTTCCGAGAGGGGATCCCAAAAGCAGTCGGAGCACAGCTGCTCAAGAACCGGTTCCGCGACTATAGAGATATAGGCGGGGAGTACCTGAACTATGAGTTCGGCTGGAAGCCGATTGTCGCCGACCTTCGGAAGGTGGCAACAGCTGTGCAGGAGTCAGAACGTATCCTCACACAGTTGGAACGCGATTCCGGGCGTAGAGTCCGGCGTAAGTTCCAATTTCCCACGATCTATAGTACGTCGGAGGTAAGGACGGCCGCGAGGCCGTACCCTGCCTTGAATTCCACGACGTACTACACGGACCCAACCAAGATCAGCTTGCGTAGTTTCACGCAACGCCGCTGGTTCTCCGGGTGTTACACCTACCACTTCGAGAGAAGTGGCAGATCCCGGGGAGGGATGCAGGCAGCAGCCCGAAATGCTGGGCAGCTGCTTGGGGTTGAACTGACCCCTGCAACCCTTTGGAATTTGGCTCCGTGGTCCTGGCTAGCTGACTGGGTTACCAACGCAGGCGATGTTATGTCTAACCTGTCGCGGTTCAGTCAAGATGGCTTGGTGATGCAGTATGGCTACGTGATGGAACACACAATCCGTCAACGAGCCATTACTCACCAGGGAGGTGGGTACTATAAGTACCCGCAGTTTCTTCCCCTCCCTAGTGTGTCCGGCGTCTTCGTTGAAGAAACGAAGGTCCGCCGGCCAGCAACACCGTATGGATTCGGCCTTGAGATAGACGGGTTTGACCCCCGTCAATGGGCCATTCTTGGGGCACTCGGCATCAGTCGGGGTCCTACTAACCTGTAGTCAGCAGGAGTACCAACATGATGTCTGCTCGGAAACAGAAGTACGAGCGGCATCTCCATGAGGTGGCGGGAATGGATCCCCGTCAGTTCATTCACCTGTTAGGAGTTTTGCCTTGGCTTTCACCGATCCCCAGTCCATTACCATCAACGCAGTGCCGTACAGCCTGCCTCGGACCGCGAGCTCCCCCTCGGGGGTGTTCACCAATCCGGAGCAGACCGTAAAGGTCACGGTCAGTCACCAGACTGGCCGTCGTACCCGGCGTGCACTGCGTGTCGACTTCTCGAAGATCGCCTCGGATCCGCTCACGGCGGAGAACGCTGAGTTCTCCATGTCCGCCACCTTGGTGGTGGACATCCCCAATCGGGGCCTGACGGTTACCGAGCAGAAGCAGGTTGTGGATGGCCTCACGGCCTACCTCACCGCTTCCTCGGGCGCTTCGGTCACTCGTCTCCTTGGAGGCGAGTCCTGACCAGGCGCTTTCGGCGGAGGATCGTCAGGTGTTGGCCTTACAGCCAGCATCTGATTCCGCTGATCGTTTGTGTCGACGTGGTACGCTCACATGTAGCATCGTGAGCGCGAGAGGGGGGGCTCAGGTCCCCCCTCTCATGGTCTGACTTCCTGACCGTAATTCATGATTGTTGCCTCTGGTGACGGTCATGTTGCAGGAAGAAGTCAGAGGCTACTAGTGTCACTGACGCAAGGCAGGTAGTGGTTAAAACAGGTTAATCCCTGGTCTGGGTTCATCCCACACACCACCCACCCCGAGCGACAGCAGTAGCTTTGGATCGTCGTTGCCAGGCGCAGGATCGCGACCCCCTTACAAGGAGGCACGATGCAAAGCCTGTTACGACTCTGGCAGGAGACAGCCCACGAGTGGGCTGTCCGATGTCACACTAGCACCAGCCGCGATTACAAAACAGTCGCGGTTCGGACTGAACACGAAGGGGTATCGTTTCTCACGATTACCCTCCCTCGCTTCTGCGATGACCTCCAAAAAGGTTTAGCAGATGGCAAGGTGGATCGCAACTCGTTCCAGGGTTTCACCTGGCGAGCAGGTCTCCCCGCTTTCCTAGGGGGTTTCCTCGATCGCGTGTTCGACCGTGGTACTGGTCTGCTGCTCGATGAGCCAGACGTCGATTGCATTCAAGCCTTGCGTCAGCTTACGCTGATGTTCGGCAAGATCGGCCTTAAGTGCAGCGATGCACGAGAGGCCGCAGCTCTCGACGCCTTCATCGAGATTGAGACGAGTGTTCGTAAAGCTGACATTGAACGGACCGAGGCTGATTACCTCGCGTTTTCTCGTGTCAGCATGCTTCTCTTTGGTGAAGTGCTTACCGAACTGGACCGGAAGGTCTGGCAAGGCGCACTCTACCCGAAGCACGGGCCCGGAGCCACGCAAGACCGCTTGGTTGCAAACGCCAAGTGGTCGAACCGTGAATGGCCGGAGCGATTGGAGAGGATCTTCCCTTCAGGGGAGTACCTCTTTTACTCGCCAAAGCTCAGCGATGAGCTTGCCCGCGTGAACACCGTCCAGCCCGGTGCGGAGAGACCTGTAAGGGTCATATCCGTACCTAAAACGCTGAAGACACCTAGAATCATCGCCATCGAGCCGACCTGCATGCAGTTTATGCAGCAAGCCGTGAAGCGTGACCTAGTTGAAGCACTTGAGCGGAGTGACTCCCGCTTTCCGTGGCTTCTTGGCTTCAAGGACGCGGCGTCTAATCAACGTCTCGCCTTGAAAGGATCCATTGATGGATCTCTGGCAACCTTGGACTTGTCCGAGGCGTCAGACCGTGTCTCTAATCAGCTCGTACGCGCGATGGTGGCTCGGTTCCCTTGGCTTGCCGAGGGGATTGATGCTTGCCGTTCGCGGAAGGCTGATGTGCCTGGTCGAGGTGTAGTTCGCCTCGCCAAGTTCGCGTCTATGGGCTCTGCTCTCACGTTCCCGATTGAAGCTATGGTCTTCGCGACCGTGGTGATGATTGGGATCGAGAAAGAGCTTGGCAGACAGTTGACCCTGAAGGATGTTCGATCCCTTCAGGGCCAGGTGCGCGTGTACGGGGATGATATCATATGCCCCGTGCGCTATGTGCATTCCGTTGTCGATTCACTGGCCAGCTTCGGCTTCAAGGTGAATTCGCGCAAGAGTTTCTGGACTGGCTCGTTCAGAGAGTCTTGCGGTAAGGAGTACTATCGAGGCCACGACGTCACAGTTGTGCGCGTGCGAGACCTACTCCCTACGCAACGGCGAGATAAAGCACGATTCGCAGCGGCCGTATCACTTCGCAACCGGTTCTACATGGCCGGTCAGTGGAGGGTAGCTGGTTACCTGGACGGGTTGTTGGACGAGCTGTTGAAGGCTTATCCGACGATTGGTCCAGGTGCGAACGTGCTTGGCAGATGGAGCGCAGTCCGTGGGTACTTCACCCACGAGCCATTGACTGAGCTCCTGCATCCAGATACACAGAGCCGGCTTGTCACCGGGTATGTGTTGACTCCTAAGACACCGGAGTCCCCACTAGATGGGGTAGATGCACTGCACAAGATCCTCTCGTCCAAGTTGGCGGCGGATGACATGCGGGCGCGAGCCCGTGGTGCCAGACCGTCCAACCATCTGAGGAAGGATCAGCGTCCTGTCGAAGAGGGTCTTCCCCCCCTTGACGATAGACGTTGGGAAGGGTCACACCGTGCCGAGTGGTTCGACCGACTCGGCGACCCTTTCCTTGACCTTCTAGTAGGTAGCGAGCCAGCTACCGACGAGGAGCATCTGAAGTATCTCGGACGCCCCTGGGCCGTCGACATCAAGCTCAGGCACGTATCGCCGGATGGCGAGACGTGGGGTGCCTCTCTCCCTTGCGGGAGAGGCAGGCGCAGCTAGGTCAAAGCTGCGTAATGTGGAGGCTTAAGTGTTCCTCCTCATCAGAGGGTTTCCCTGGTATACGGTAGGCGTGTATACACGCCAGCCGCAACCGGGGGTCCTCCTCTGCGTGGGGGTGCACTTTGCAGTGCACCTCCACACCCAATGGCGAGACGTGGG